CTGGAATTGGTTTGCACATTTTATCTTCAAAGCAGTAGTACTGACCAGCAGCACACTCTGTTGATTTTTCTTCAGATACAGACTTCCAACCGCCACCTTTTGATTTGTACCATTTTGCAGCCCAACCATTAGCATAGGCTGATGGATAAACATCAAACTTGCTCTTTGCTAATGTTTTTGCTCTTGACCAAAGTTCTGGATTGGTTGGAACATTCTTTTCTTCAAGGTGTTCTGTTTCTTCAGTTTTTACGAAAACTGGTTTGTTACCCTTGCCCTGACGATCTGCTACAGGGTCTTCCCTTCTTTTTCTTTTAGTAGCCTTTGCTCTATCTTTTTTGTCCATTGCTCTTGCTTGGGCGAGTGGGAGGCACTTTGGTTTACCCTCCCCCTCTTCACGTGCGCAATCGCCTTTGATCTCGCCTTTGGTGTCCATGCGGACCCATTTTTGATCGAACCATTTACGCAAATCTTCATTTACATCGTTTTCTGAAATTTGCTTTGCTGCCCAAGAGTCGTCAATTGGGTTTGGGTATGGACGACCTGCTTCCTTCGCGCGAGCGCGAGCGCGGGAAATTTGTAATGGCGAAAGTCCTTCCTCTACCTTTTCGGATTCTTTTTCTTTCTTAAGACGTTTATCTTCTTTTTTCTTTGTATCAACGTCTTTCCAGTAGCCTTCAAACATCTCATTTGTCTTTTGGCATGGAGTGTCTTTCTTATATTTCTTCACTAACTTGTCAGTGCCCATATCACCAGCACCACCAACTTCATGAAGGTCTTTATCTAATTCGTATGCCTTACCCTCGGCAATATATGAATTGACACGATCAAATGCAAACTGTTGCTGGGTGCCCCGTGTTCCATCCCAAGCAGCAACGCCACGCTTGAATACTTCTTCCAAAATTGCGAAATCAATACCACTTTTTTCAGCCTTGCTCAACAATGCTTCATAGATTGGATTTATAGGAGCAACATCATCAAGCATCTCAAACAGGCGATTTTTAAATGGATGTTCATTATCCAGTTCATTGATCATCTCTTCGATAATATTGACCAATGTTTCTGGGGTGTATTCTTCAGCCATTTGCTGAATGGATGTTTGGTCTTGTTTGTTCAACAATTCACTGAACAAATTTTGAAACTGTGAATTTAAATCTTCATGCATAGGATGATTTGTAGCAGTGTTCAATGACACTGGTTCTTTTTCTGAATGCATGCTCTTCATTTGAGAGCCTTTATAGAATGAACTCAGGCGTTCAAATTCTTTACGGCGAATTTTAGGAAGCAGACGAGCAGCAAGACGTTTAATCAGAGCAGCCTTACCCTCTAACTTCTTATCAACTTGAATCTTTTGTGAGACGCTCAGTTCGGCGTATGGTTTACCCTTGATTCCCGAAAAACGACGCTTCAAAATCTCACGTGCAGCACGTTCGGCACGGACTTGTAATTTCTGTTTTGTTGCTGAGCGTTTTTGGGCAATTGCGCGAGCGCGTTCTAATTTTGGCTCGAGGCGCTTCATGATACGAGCACGCTTTTGTCTTTGCATGATCGTTAGGGCTCTTTTACCCTCTTTAATGGATTGAGGGGTTAGGTCTACAGCACCCTCTCGTTGTATGTTCGCATTACCAACTTTTTGCTGAGGATTTACATCAATTTGATCTAACGGTTTGCCAGTTTTGGATCTGCCAGTAGATTTACCAACGCTGGTTTTCTTTTCTTCTTTATGGTTCATCAGAGTTTCCCTTGGGCTTATCTGGTACAACGAGTGGGTCTGCCGTAGCCTAACCACCTCTATTTTTATTTATAAAAAATGTTATCTGCTAATTTCTTCCCAATCCATAGATGCTAACACATCGACACCGTTTGAAGCACCAGCCGCTATAATAGAAAGAGATTCTGGTACTGACGTTAAACCATTTCTTGTTAACTGGAATTTGAAAAGTGCTTCTCTCAAAATGTTAAGTGATTGTGTGGCTTGGTTACTTACACCAATGTATCCGCTAGCAAGTATGGTGTATCCACTAATAGCAGTGCCAGCCAAATCGTATTCTACTGCTGAGTCTGCTGATGCTGCGTTCCAACTTGCTCCTGTTATAGTGCCACCCCTTACAATTCGCCACTCAACTCTAGTGTTGTTGCCGATAGCCAACAAAGAAACTGCAGTCATAATGACTATAGCATCCAATTTAGTAGATGTCAGTCTAATAGAAACAACGGGGACAAAAGCTCCTGCAGTTGGCATATCTTTTGGCGCGGTCAATGGTGTGCCAACTGCGAGTTGTGCTCCTCTTAATTCATAACCACCCTCGCTTATAACAGAACTACAAATTTGTTTCATCGTACTACTAGAAGAAGTAGCAGAAGTATTTTTCATTTCTAAACGCAAAGGCAATGATGCAGTTGTTATGTAAGTTGATGACAAAACGTTAGCATGATGAAAAGTATGGCATTGAATAAAGACACCATCAATAACAAATCCGCATCTTACTGAACCAACCCCAAGCCATTCAATATCTATGAAAAAAATCTGTGCCTTTGAAATGTCTAGTGTTTTTCTAGAAGGACCATTGCCAAGTAAATTGTCACAATTCCAATTAGATTGCAAAACTCTGGTTTCTGACAGAATGCCAGTTACCAAAGATCTTTCAACTAGGTACAAGTTCGTTCCTTCTAACTCTAGGTAAATACCATTGTTTTGACCGAAGTAACCAGCACGTTGTCTCAAATTTGGTTTGGCTGAAGCAAAAACAAATGTGTGTAAAATTTGCAGGGATTTGCCAGGTTGGTAAGAGAAAACTTTGTTTGTTTCTCTAACGATTTCTGCATTTGCAGTAGTGTCTAAATTTAAATTTACCAAACCTTCATTGGGAGAAAATGCATAGGTTGCTGTGGCTGTGTTTGAAGTTTCCCATAACCCATTGTCTTTGTATCGATGCGAAGAATCAAACAATGTCAATGGTGTAGAAACTCTTGCTCTACCAAACGCATCAACTGCTTGACCAGTAGGGTTTGACCCATTGATTGGATTGCCGTAAATATCAGCAAGCATCATCATCTCATAGAGATGAACATTGTGTGGTTGTTTGAACTCGTAACTATCCGTGCGCCACTGTGCCATTATTTCGCTCCCATTCCGCTTCTTACATCATTGTACAATTCTTCTTTGTGGGCGTCCGTCATCGTTGGAGGAGCCATTTTGAAAAATGCCTTCTTGTTTCCAGCGGCTGCATGTTTTCTCATCGCAGTGCCAGATGCTGCACTCAGCCCACCGCCACCTTCCTGTCTTTCTTCGCCAACTGGCTTGACTGTAATCTTTTTGAAATTATAGTAACCATGGGCTGCTTCTTTACCGTTGTAGTCATTCAATAATTGTTGGAATGCTTCAACACGATCTGAACCAACATGGACTGTTAAGTTCTCAACCCCCCTCTTATGCAAGTCAGCCGCATGGTGAAGGATGGTTGGTTTTGCTTTATCAGCCACTACAATGTTAGCCTTTGGGAATGCTCTCTTTGCGTGTTTTAACTTTTGCTGAGGTGTCAGTGGATTTTTCTTTGCGTCTTGGGTTGCAGTCAAAACGATTGTATGTCCAGCACCTTCTTTTTCAGCATCTTGTGTGACTTGGTTGAACACCTCGGCATGACCCGCATGAATTGGGTTGACTCGCCCCAGTGTCAAGTGATGACTCTTACTCTGTTTTGCAGCCTTCATCAATGCGCCTTTCGCTCTGTTTGCGGCTGTAAACTTCTTAATGTTCACGACTTTCAATCCACGAGCCACAAATCCCTCGCCTTCAGACTCTTGCGTGCCAATTTGATGACTGTATCCGCCATGCGCTGTTTTAGCCAAACCAGATGCAAGGGCATTTGTAGCCTCTTGTACATGATGATGAATTTGTAAACTTTTATCAAATGCCTTCTTGTTTTTCTCAACATGGGCAAGTGCTGAATCTCTTTCAGCAGCCTTTTGTAACTTTGACTTTTCAGTTTTCACTGAGTCAATACGCTTTTGATGATATTTTTCTAGGAATTTCTTATATCCATCAACACTCATTTCTTCGCCACTATCAATCAATGAGTTGGTGTATTGACGAAGGGTGGTTTCATGTCCAACCAAATGATCCCAAGAGTGACCTGCCATTAGGTCAGCGGCTTGTTTTGTATGCTGACGTACAACAGCCCTGTCTTCAGGATTCAGAGCCTGTTGTTCGGCTCCTACAGATGTTGACATCATATGTACATCTGGATGACTTTTGAACTCTGAAAAGTTGCTAATTGGGGTAGCCTTACGTTGCGGACCTTTCAACTCGCTATGAATTGCCAAACTGAGTTTTGATTTCTTCAGTTTCTTTCCTTCCGCAGAATTAACAGGAACTGAGTATGTAATCGTGTTAGGGGTGTGACGGATTTTACCACCAGTGGTGACTCTTTGCTCTGGTGTGCTGAGGAATCCACCCTGCCATTCACCAGCCCTCTTTGGTAACACTTTACCAATGTGACGAAGCAAATGTTTCATTGGTTCTGCAAGGTATGGCTTATGACCATGTTGGCGGTCAATGTCATCTTCAGAGTAGTTGTATTGTGCCCCTGCACCTTTATACTTTACGCCAACTTTACCATCAGCCCTGCGGACTGCTTGGAATGACATTTTGTCATCAATTTTTCTTGAAACTCGGAACTGACCAGTTGCGACACCACGAAGGGTGTTGAGAGCATGAATTGCAGGCTTTTGCCCATCAAATACTCTATGTGAAGGATGTTCAATATGAAGTATACCACCTTCATGCTTGACTTCTTCGGAGAGAAATTTTATAATCTTATCGAGATTGAACATTGGCGAATCCTATACTTGTGTTGTATTTATAAATACAACGAAAAGGTGACAAATGGCTAGAGGTTTAACACATCCAACTGCTCACATTGGCAAACCGCTGATTGATCTTGATACAAAACAAGAGTATGTTTACGAAGGGTTTCAGTTCTTTCAAGACTTAAAAAAACTCCCAAGCAGTTACTCAATTTTCAAAGAAATAAACAAGTCATCAACTGTTAAGTCTGCTGCACTTTTCAAATTCAACAAGTCAAATAAAAAGTTTGGTATTCTTTACTATGCTCGCTCTGTAACTTCATCTACAAAAATAAATGCTGGCACCTTCAACATGCAGTATGCAGGTCGCAAAGGTGCAACTGAAAATTTGGGCATCACTTCAGACACGTTGATCAAAGGTGGCAGAATTCAAAAAAGAATGCTAAATGGTCTTGATGTAAATTGTGCAGTGTTTTCTAACAAAGCAGAGTTGGGCAACTCGATTTTAAAAGGTTTGAAAGGTAATAACAAAGTCAATGCGGCGGTGTATGACACCGTTCAAGACTACTTGAATAGTGACCTTACCCAATTTGGTTGGAAAAAAGGTATACAAGAAAGTGATGTCAATGAACTTGGCAAGTACCTCGGCGAACTTGTTATTGGCGTTTGTGTCCTTGGTAAAAAGTTCAGTCCAGTT